CATGATGACGCCAACACCAGGCACATCCACGCGCCGCGGCTTCGGTGAGATTGAAGAGAGATCGAACGGCATTAAGCCTCCTCAACGCTGATTGACCACATGCCAGGGCCGGAGCCGTCATCCGTGCGTGTTGCGCTGGTGATGTGCCCAGTTAGTACGTACGCCACTGAACCCTTGTCCGTGTAACTAAATGCCACACTCCTGTTTTGAGCGTCTGCTATCGAAGTTGGGTTCATATGCGCTCGGATCGCTACGTCTAAAGCGCTGTCCGCCATGCAGTCAAATGTGACGCTGCGCTGGATGCGTCCGGGCATTCGCTTTTCTGCGAAGTCGGCAAGGCTTGTCGAGTCGAGCGACGAGCGCGAGTGGCTAAACGTCACATTCTTTGCAAAGTATGTAGCGGCCGTCGATGATTGAAAGTTAAGCGTGAGCGCCCCGCCGTAGCCTGGTGTTATTGCCATTAGGTTGTTTCCTGTACAAGTAGTTCGAGTTGGATATTCCCGATGCGCTCCGCATCGGTCTTGCCGTCATCTATTGATTCGGTGCTCATGGTCACGCTGAACGCGGAAACCACCATCACACAGTCGTAAGTGGTATTCGTCACTGGCGATTGAAAAATACTTCGCACATCGTCAACCAGTTCTAGGCATCGATCGACCGTATCGTCTATGACTTCGATTTGAACCGTTAATGTCCAGTGGCACAATGTAGGTATGCCGGAGGTGACCACATCGACGGCGGCACTAGTAATCTCGTAGACGAAACAAGGTGTCGCCACGCCTGCCTGACGCACTCCACAGTAAGTAGGTGCATAGGATTCCAATGCAGACTGAATAGCGCGTTGGATATTACTTAGGGACACTAGTATTCACCATTCCGAGGATCTTGCGAGCCTCAATGAGAATCTCTGTACTGATCGCTTGCATGATTCTTGCTACGTTTGCCTTGCCCCACATATCGCCGTAGTGGTTGCCGGGGATCATCCGTCCGGAATGCTTGTGCACGAATCCGTTCTCTGTCCAGGGGAACACGAACTGCCGGCCGCGTGCGCGTGCGCCGCCCTTCTTGCCAAGTTGAACTCCGAGCTCGGCGCGGATTGGTGCGCCTGCCGGGCCCATTCGCTTGGGCGAACTGACGCGAGTAGCCGATCCGATTGCCTTGCGATGCGTGTTCTTGCCGCTGCGCACGTAGGGCGCATTCACTAGCACCGCTCTTAGGTTTGCTACAAACGGCTTAAAGCCCTTACGGATTGCCTTTTTGCGCACTGCTTCGTTCAGCATGGGCGAAAGCCGCGCTAATGTCTTGGTCACTTCATCGGTATCGATCGTGATGCGCACGGAACTTCCGGTGGTTACAGAACCGCTGCTGCCGCGACGAGTCGGGCCCATGTATCGATCATGGAACCTCATTCCATCACCTCCACCGCGTTGATCTCTAGGCGCCGGCGCTTCTGATCGCGATCCCAGCAGCCCTTGATAAAGAACGTGCGCGTAGTGCCGTTGTCCACGAGCAGCAGCCTGGATCGGGTGGTCACCGACGGGTGGAAAGCAGCGAGGATGCGCCAATCAGTGCGCACGCTCGAACCGCCGTCATCCATTGTCTCTTCCGTGTTGGCGTTCTCAATGTGTACCGGTATGTTGGCAAACGAAAGCCAAGACTCCTGCGCCTGGCCAAACGCGTCAACCGTGGCTACTGGATTCTGCGCCGTCATCACGAGGCGCATCATCCCGGATGGAACGTGCCCGGCCATTACCCAATCCCCTTGCCCATCATGCCGGTGATCCGATCCCAGTAGGTCGAGTCCAGGGCAACCGTGTCATCGCCGCGGCTTGCCACATGGTGCGCCACGCGCTGGAGTAGCGCCATCTCGAGCAGTGGGTTGAGCGCTGCGTTGCCGGCCGTCACGGTCAGGGTTACTGGGTAGGTCAGATTGTCGATGTCCATGTCGACGTACACCAGGCCGTTGATTTGAATCTTGGTGCTGTTCAGGTTGCCGGTGAGCGGCACCATCGCGCTGTCGCTGTAGGTGACCGTAGTGCCCGCCAGGTCGCCTTGGCGCTCAAGACGGAGGTACAGACCGCCGTAGATCGTCAAGGGCGCTGCGGGCACCCACTGCGTCCTGGTGACCGACTCCACGCACCACCCGGTTCGCTCTTCTAGTTCGCGTACTGCCGCCGCCCATGCAATGCCAATAGCCGGGTCATCCTCCGTGTGAGGAATGCGGGCCCAACTGCGGAACTTTGCTAGGTCTAGAGCCATTGTTCCTCGCTGCAGGTGGGTAGGGCCGAAGCCCCACCCACCTGAAGGATGAGAGGTGTAGTTAGGAACCAGCGTTGGTGACTTGCAACTGCACAAGCGCATTGACGCGGGTGAAGTTGGAGTTCGCAAACATCATGCCCTGGTAACGGATACGGCCAGTACCACTCAGGCTGTATTCATCGCGGGTCACTGACATCGTTCCCCATTCGCGCATGGCGAATGCTTCACTGATGTTGCCCAACACTACAAGGCAGTTCTTGCCAGTGGTGTTGGTAGTGATTTGCGCTGGCATGTACTCCGTGACGTAGACGGGCAAGCCCATCAAGGTAAACGGAGCAGCATTCGTAATGCCAGCGTCTGCGCTTGGAACGAAGAGCGGGACGTTGTTGACAACGATTCCGGCGATCACTGCGTAGACATCTTGCGGGATGATCCATGCGGACGATCCCCAATATGCCGCTGGCAACTTGTTGTAACGCATTTCGGTCAACTTAGCCAACCATCCAGCAGTGGTGACGCCACCGATAGATGCTGCGCGGGTATTGCCGAGTGCAGCGGTAGCCGTTGCGGTTGTGATGTTGATGCCGGTTGTGGAGTTAACGGTGAAGATTCCCGTTGGCGAGTTGGTGCCAGTACCACCGATGTAGCCCCACTCAAGGTTCTTCGACAATTGAACCTGCAAGTGCGAGAGCACTTCCTGTTCCACGGGGAATCCGGGATCAGACTGTGCAATGAGTTGGTGCGAAACTTCGGTCTTTGGCAAGCAAAGAACCGGAGCAAGCGCCACCTCGGTGAACAGTGGATCAGAATTGGTTGCAGCGACGGTACCGGTGTCTGCTTGCGTCCAGGCAGCAGTGTAATCCGCAGTCTTGAGCGTGCTGTAGCGCAGCGCCTGGTAGCCCTGAACTCCTGTCCGCAGGTCGCCTAACCCGCGAATTACGGATTGAGCCGATAGGTATTTTAGGACGGCGTCTTGGTACAGCTTCGGGATCAAAATCGAGCTCGAAGCGGTCGTGATGAGTTCACGCTGTTCGGGCATCGCACCAGTGCGGATGTAGTTCGCAAACTGCATCTCGTACTTCTTGCTATCGCGATACTCGAGCGAGCGCTCTTCGGTCTTCTTGACCATGTTCTCAACAGCGCTCGATGACGCGAAACGCTCGCGCAGTTGCGCGGAACGGATCTCGGCTTCGACCTTGGTAAGTTCGTTGGCGACTTCGTGGCCACGGGCCTCGACTTCGACGGACATGGTGTCCTGAGCGAGAATGGAATCGCGCTCAGCAGTGAGCGCCTTACGGCTTTCAAAGAGTTCGGACAGTTTCATAGCGGCATCCTTAAACGCAGACGAAGACGGGCAATGCCCGACGAAAGGGTTCTTGCTTCAGCGCTCGTCTGCGGATAAGCGCCGTTTTCAACGATGGAAACTTCACGCAGCGCAACCTGCGAGAGTGTGCGAGTGTTGCCGCTCCACGAGTCGGCGATGACTTGGAAACCGAAAGACATCTCAGACAAGACGCCAGCGTCCACCAACTGGCGGACGTCCTTGGCGCGTTGGGTGTCTGGGAGCGTCACCTCAAAGGCGAGGCCGTGTTGATCGCTGCGCAGTTGCAGCAGTCCGCTCTTCGTGTTTGCAAGCAAGTCGCGCGTGTCGTGACCGACAAGGAGCGAGATGTTGCTACTGAGTGACGAATCAAACGCACCGCGCTGAACGCGCTCGGTGAACGGCTTGCCGCCATTGATGCCGCGAATGGTCAGCGGGTGACTCGGTGCGTCATAGACCGATGCGTAGCCGCCGATCTTGTCGCCTGTCATGGCTAGTTTCGTAGTGCGGATTTCAAGCATTGGTGTCCTCGTTGCTGCCGTCGGGGGCTTCTTCGTTTGCTTGCGCACCAGGCATGGAGACAGACGGCATGTCAAGCCCCTCGATCTCGGGCAAGCCCATCCGTCGGCGTCCGTCGTTCGGCGAAAGAATCCCGGCCAGCACGAGTTTGGACAGAGCCATGCCAGCATCCCTCATGTTTCCTCGTAGCAGGATGTCGGTATCAAGCCGAGCGTGCTGACCGGGATTGCAGAGTTTGCGCGTGATCTCCGACTCCCACGCGCTAACCCATTGGGCGAGTGCTCCATCGACGTAGGCGCGTGCTGTTTCAGATTGGGAAGAGAGAGCGCCGCCGCCCTGCTGGTAAAGCATTTCAGGAGGCACACCAAACGCCCGAGCAATCTCCTGCACGCTGAACTTGCGGCTTTCGATGTTGCTCGTCGTTGTCTCTTGACTGATCTTTTCCGCCTTCATGCCCTCGCGCAGAATCAGCGGGCGCGAGGCGCCGTCTGCCGTTGCGTGCATGGTTTGCCAAGCGTCGCGGATGGCTTGCACCGTCTGATCGGACATGGCACCAGGGTGAGAGATGGCAACTTTGCCACTCGAACCCGTCTTAATCAGGGAACGGTGTGCTGCCTCTTGGTCTGCGGCTAGATCCATGGCAGCGCGAGCGGCGTCCATTGGGCCCACAAACCACCCTGGTTGATTCACATTTGGGTAGCAACCGAGGTGCAAAACCTGATCACTGGACAGCGTTGCACCACCAATGCGGTACACCAAACCGTCTTCCGTGATTTCCGCCTGCGCGGCGCCGATCGGCATCGGCTGTAGTTCCGCTACTTCGCCGGTACTGTCGCGGCGAATCAAGGCAAGACCGTTGCCGCTTTCGAGCGCACACGCCGTGATATAGCGCCGGAACTCGTAGCCGGATTGCCAGCGTGAAGCCTCGCGCGTCATCAGTTGCGTGATTGGCGAATCGACGGCGTTGCCGCTCGCGTCAATGATCGAGAACGGGAGCCGCGCTAGGTCTGCGCTGATGAGTTGCGTAGCACGCACCACCGCTGGCAGCGAATTGATCGCAGGGGTAGCAAGTGGCTCCGGTCGTGCGTAGACGACGGTCGCTGAACGGAAGCCCATGAAGCGTGCGAATAGACTCACACCCGCATGGAACGAATGTGCCTCAGGATGTCAACCCGGATTTCTGTAGTTCCACTCTTAACCAATCGGACAGGCGCTCGTGCTCAGTCCGGTCGACTCGCGCACCTGGTGATGCTCCATCAGAAGCGCTGCCATGTTGCCGGAGACGATGACGTCCATGTTGCCCTTGCCGCCGCGTCCCTTTACCGGCCGGATATTGCCCACATTGTCTGAAATCAAGGTGATTTGGTTGAGTCCGGACACCAAAACGGGGTCGTTGTTGTAGGTTAATTGCCTACTTTTCAGGAGGTCTGCCCAACATTTCCAGGCTGGTGCCATGGTGCGGATCGACTGGTCTACCGTGACTATTGGCCATCCACGGTCAATCCACCGCTTAATGTCGCGTGCTTGCGCCGGATGCGGATCAACTCCGATCTTGCGGACGTCATACGTAGCGATCATGTTCTCTAACTCTGCCTCGACAACGCTCATGTCCTGCCATTCACCAGGCATACGCCGCAAGTGCCCTGCTTGAATCCATTGCTGCAATGGGTTCTTGCATTTCTTCTCGTCAAGTGCGATGTCAACGCCCGCCCACCAGCACACGTTGCGGCCGCGGATCATCTTGCCATCAACCACCATCAAAGTCATGGCGGTAAGGTCGAGCTGCGGCCCGTAGCCACCGCGGCTCAGGTCAATCGCAATCACCGCCGGCTGTCCGCGCAAGCGCGTCCAATCAACCTCCTCAAACTGGCGCTCAAGGATCGCAGTATCGACATCAGACGTCGCAATCGTGTGATATCTGCACGCTAACTGAGTTTCGAACTCGGCAATCTGCACCGGATCGCCCGTGTTTAGCATCGTTTGAGCAGCCAATTGCAACTGCGTTGGGTCAACAATCGTGCCCAAACCAGGGTGCGCCTTTGCCCAAACAGCAGGATCTGAGGCCGAATCCTCTGTATCTAAGCCGTAAATCATGGGCCACCACCCTGCTGGATAGGACGTTCCGTCAGCAATTGCAGCCTCGCACGCCTGCCAGTAGCCCCAAATCGGGCGCGTTCGCTGTTCGGGATCGGGTGTGGTGATCGCTAGTAGTTGCGACGTAGCGAACTTGGCAAGACCAGTGAGCAAGCGCCCGAACGCTTTGTCCATGCGTGAGCATTCGTCCGCGATCGTGAGTCGACTTGTCAAACCGTCGAGGGCGCGATCCGTGCATGGCAAAGAGATGTATCGGTTTCCACCGTGCACCACTTTGCCTGGATGCGCCGGCGTCGAGCCGCCCGAGGATCGCCACCCCTGCTCGTCTTTGTCGCTGTCATCGAGCGCCAGGGTGCGGCACATGGTCGCCATGCGCTCGAAAGTCTTCTGTGCAAGCCGGCCATCGGGCGCGACCGACGAGAACTCAAGCGCTTGCGATCCATTGCGCATCGCCGCCATGATCATTGACGCCGCGAACTCGGTCTTCCCGTTGCCGCGGGCCACCACCAACAGCAGCGCCTTCGTCGCGGGCGTGTCGGTCTTCACTTTGGCGATTACCCGCCGCCTGGCAAGCAAGACCATTGCAACCATGCACTGCCACGGCATCCATTCGAGCGCAGTACCGGCGCCTTCTTCCACGCCCTGGCCGCACTTGCGAGCGAACGCGCGAGCCTCTTCGGCGCGGGGTTCGTCCCACCACACATCGTGCGACGCCGGCGCTTTCCGCTCGGCTAGATAACGCTTGCACGAATCAACAATCCGCAAGTTAGCGACGGCGGTTCCGCTGGCGATCGATTCGGCGTAGGCGTCGGCTAGGTCGGCGCATAAAGGCGGTCGCTTGCTGTGTTTACGGCGTGAGTCTGTTCCGCCTG